CTTACGATTGTAAGTGGTACAACTGAGTTCAAAAGAACTCTTATCAATAAACATTTTGTGGTTGTTGATAACCAGATCTCAATAGATCTAATTTATCTAATTCATTAGAAAGATTAGATATGAAGTATGACTCAAATGGTCTAGATCCAAAGAATTGAGATTTATCTAATGGAAAATTAGCATAATTAAGTTCATTAATTGTGTTAATTCTTTTCATAGATAATTTTCAAACTTTGTCAAGGTAGATAATCTGTTTACTTGTAAATCTTAAGGATTCTACAAGTTTATCAGGTTCATCTATCCTGAAATCAGAAATTGAATCAATTAAATCTAAAGTTGGTGAAGAATTATTCTTCATTACTCTTTGTTTAATTTGAATCAATTTTTGATAGAGACCATGGACTATTGGGTTAAACTTTAGGTTTACTTGTGGATAATTAGGATCAAAAGATCCTAAAAATCTATCATAGTATTTCATTAAAGAGTTAGCACTCTTTTCTGCAATACTATCTAAACCTAATGAGAAGACTCTATCCATAAAAGGATAGATTTCGTCAACATTTGGTAGATTTAATTCTTGGATTTTACAAAATTTAAAGAAATAATTTCTTATTTCTTCATAATTTGTTAATCCTTTATTAAATCTTATCATTAAAATTGATGAATCAATAATAAATTTAAGTTTGATTCGAGAATAAAATCTCTTATTAAACTTAATATTAACCATTGATTTCATCAATAGCTCCGTAGTGGTACTTACCTTTAGTAAGGATGGAATTCTATAAATATACTCAACTACTATATTTATTATAGTAATTGGGTTATTCATATTATTCATTATCCCTCTTAAAGGTAAACCTGAGATTTCTCTACCTTGGAATATTCATCTTTTAGCAAATTCATATGTATTTTTGGATACATGTGTTTTTGGTATTGAGATATCTACTCCAAGTTTATTCATTATCTTAATATATCTCCTTGCTACTTTATCATGATTTATCACGATATCGTCACCAAGAATGATATATTTTGTAAATTCATTGAACCCCTCTAAATGAGCGGCTCAATGGACTACAAGATGATGAGTAAGTGTAAAGGCG